CTGCCAACAAAAACCTTTCAGGTACTGGTGCGTTATCAAGCACAAAACTGTTCCCGACAGGTGCATTTGCAGAAGGCGGCTTCGTCACCGGACCAACCAACGCCCTTATCGGCGAAGGCGGCGAGCCGGAGTACGTCATCCCCGCCAGCAAGATGCGCACCGCAATGGGCCGGTACGCAGGTGGTGCACGCGGCGCCGCTGTCATTCCCGGCAACGGCGAAAGCGGCGGCGGTGGCATGGGCGCTGCCCCCTCGGGCACCATCGACGTGCGCTACAGCATCGAACGGATCAATAACGTGGATTACGTCACCGCCGATCAGTTCCAGCGGGGCATGGCACAGGCTGCCCAGCAAGGCGCAATCCAAGGCGAGCGCCGGGCCATGCGTAGCCTCAAGAACAGTAGTGCGACGCGCCGAGGAGTTGGCATCTAATGGAATACGCCTACGGCCACCTACTGGACATCGGCCCCAGCGGCCAAGCAGCCCAATACCGCTTCCAGAACTACGCGATCAACCAAAACGTAGACGGCTACTTGTTTCTGCCGTTCAGCTTTGGTGGAGCGGTAGCCACGCTCCAAGGCGACAACCTTGACGCGACACTCCAGTTTGCCAACACAAAAATGGCTAGCGCGTGGATTGTTGACGCCCTCGATAACCTGTGGGTTGCCAAGGTCACCACGGTGCTCTGGGAACCCTCCACTGGAGCAGTCCAGCGCACCCTTTACAACTACTGGGGCACTTGCTCTAGCGGTGGTTGGGACGAAACCAGCATCCAAGTCAGCTTGAACTCAGTGCTCGATGCTGTGCAGGCCAACATCCCTGGACGCCGGTTGCATCGTTGGCAAGTCGGCAGCATCCCGTTTACAGCTCAAATCAGTGTGTGAGCATCTGATCGGCCGACGCTATGAATACGGCGGTGACGATTGCATCCATTTGGTCGTGGACGCCTTAAAAGCGCTAGGCAAAAATCCGCCAGAAGTCGCGGAGCACTGGTACGCCTTGACTCCGCGTGGCATCTTGCGGGAGCTGTCGGTTTACTGCGACACTCTGGATGCTCCCATCTACGATGGTGACATCATTCTGTTTGGCGCCAAGCCACCTGAATTCGGAGTCCAATGGCAGAGTGGCATCCTATTCATAAACCCCTTAATTTCCGCAGTGGACTGGAAACCGGTGGGCAGTCTTATGATCCGCCGCTCCTACCGTATGAAATCGCGCTAATTGAGGCGCTGGGTTGCACTGAACAGGAATACAAAGAATTTGTCCGTTACGCACGCGATGCAGCTTATGTGCGTCCGGCTGAATACGACAATATCCCGGAAGTTGTTAACGGCCCGATTGTTCCAATACTGATTAACGTTGCAATCGGTTTAGCGCTTACCGCCGTCAGCATCTTGCTGGCACCAAAAGCACCAGCGCTTGAAACACCCACCAAAATTCGCGGCAAAAAGCTTGCTGATCAGATCGGTCCTACCCGGTTTAATCAAACAACAAGTTTTGACAACGTCAGCAGCCTTGCCGAATACGGTCAGCCAATTCCTATCCCGTTTGGCAAGCGGGGCACTGGAGCTGATGGCGCCCTGACCGGCGGTTTGATTCTTGCGCCTGCATTGGTGTGGAGCCGCATCTACAGCTACGGCAGCTACCAAGCGTTTGAAGGTATCTACGTTGCTGGCGAGTATGGCAGTGACGCCCCCGAGCTTGGCGGCATCCGCGTTGGTACCACAGCGCTAAACAGCCTCGGCAACCGCGATTTTGCTGTTTACTGGTCCTCCCAGCTCGGTGAAAATCGCCCTACACCCAGCCGGCGCATTGCTGGTACAGATCAGGGTGGCGCCAGCGGCACCGTTGGTCGCCAAGTATTTACTGCCCCCACCGAGGACGGACAGTTCAGCCAAGGATTTTCCATGGCTTACACCCCTCAAGCGGATACGTCGTTTGGAACAGCCGAGCCAATCCACAACGGCACGGCCTTCCGCTTCAACTGGGAAATCATCTCGGCGCCCTACGCAGCAACTGAAGGCCCGGACAATAAAGACGCTCGCGTAGAAACTCAAGCCCGCCGCCGCAAGATCGCTGGTTCCGATGCTGATGTTCTGCATCGCTACGCCAATCAACCCAGAGAAGACATTCCACAGGTCGGTATGCCCGGCGTAGGCCGCGCCTACTCCCGCCGCATGGGTTTTGTTGCGCACAGCGGAACCAATGGCGGTGCCGACGTAAGAGACCGCACAATCGTATCGGTAGCAGAAAACGATACCTTAACATTTGAAATCAACGGTAATAACTGGAAAGATTTCAACCAATCTGATTTTAAAGACACAGAGGTCAACGTTAAAGACCTGAAGGCTTCTGCCGATTCTTGGAGAGCAAGGGCTTCTGATTTGTTGGCCATAGGCTCTAAATGGATTATCGGCGCTTCGGTGTGGGTTGTTGAAAGCAGAAGCCCCGCCACTTGGACACAGTTTCAAACCCAACGCATTACATTTAAATGCACCGCAATTACCGGCGTAGCAACTGTCGGGCTGGCTGGCAGAAGAACAGTAGAAGAACCACTCGGCGGCTACGAGGGTAGTGTCTTTAACCCCAACAAACATTGCGGCGCAGCTTTCTTTAACATCTGCCGTCTGCATATGGCAAGCATTCGTCCTGTGCGACGTGATGCCCAAGTCATCGAAATTGGACTCCGCAGCCAAGTCTGGAATCGCGCTAACGGCCTGTGCAACTTCAACGCAATTCCTACTCCTTTCAAGCTGCACCAACTCGATAAGCAGGACATAACGCTTACGACGCCTCGAATGGATAAGTACTTTGAGCGCACATCGTGCTTTTCTATTTGGGTACGCCCAGTTCAGGTCTACGGTCAAGCCCAGCAGCCTTGGCGCAGGATGCCGCAGGTCTTTTGCGTTACTGGCAGTGCACCAGTCGATCAATACAACTACATCCGTATTCGTCCTCGCCAAGTCGGCTACTACGAGTACCGCTTTATTCCACGCACTGGATCAGACATTGCAATCAACAGTATTGACACGAATCAAGTTGTCCGTCTCAATGCAAACACCGGAGCTGAATTTGGTCAAGACTATGCAACAGATTACGGTGCTTTTCGCGTAACAACAAACGGTGATGTCGTATCTATTGCCGACATTCGCTTAAACGACGAACTCGTAACAGACCCGCAAGAAGCCAGCAGCGTAACCCCCCCTCAAACCACGCTCCCAACAGCGCTATCCCAATACGACCAAAGTTCGAACAACGGCAGTATCCAGCAGGTCGTCAATGCGTGGCTTACCGAAAAACTGGGATATGCACGCGATTATCCCGGTAGCGTCCGCAGCGCCACGATCACCTTCGACAAACCCGGCGTCGGGCAAATTGTCTTCAACGTAAACGCCACATCTGTAGCTGGCATACTTGGTGTCACCATTGGCCAGGTCTACCTTGACGCAAACCGTGGAAATCCTTACCAGTGGACAAACGTCTCTTACAACGTCATTTCTGCAAACGGCACGTGGAACACATCCCATAGATTCACTGTCGTCATCCCAGTCAATAACGACTTTTCACGCGTAGGCCGCTACTCGGCAGTCAACGTTGCCTTTGCTGTTACTGCTGTCCGAGTCGTATCCACAGTCAACAGTTCCACGGTCAGCAGCGCCGAGCGCGTCTTTGAGGAAAACTCACAGGTTTCAGACTGCAGCCACTACCTGGAACTGACCAAATCAAACGAAAGCGGGCCAGAGCATCAGATCGTTTACGTCAACGAGTGCCTTTCCAACGAAACACTCGCCGAGTACTACGGCATGTCCACACTGGGATTCACCGTTAAGTCCAGCGGTCAACTGGGCGGCATCGGTCAAATCCGCGCTTGGGTTCCAACCGGCATCAGCGTTTACCGTTTGATCGAGCAAGACAACAAGCCCAGCAACCTCTTCGCCGATCTCGTCTACTACCTGCTGACCAGCAAGAGCCAAGGTGTCGGCAACGTCGTCCCAACAGAGCTGATCGACGTCGAGTCGCTCACCACAACCGCCCAGTACCTACGCGCCAACAAGATCTTCTTCGATGGCGTGGTGGAAGACAGCGACAGCCTGCGCTCGTTCCTTTACGACAACGCAGCGCTTCAGCTCTGTAACTTCACCATCAAAAACGGCCGATTCGGCATGATGCCGGCGCTGCCTTACGACAGCAGCTACCAGATCAGCACCACGCCCATCGCTATCGAGCAGATCTTCACCTCGGGCAACATCATCCAAGACAGCCTGCAGGTCCAGTACATCGACGCCGCCCAACGCGCCAACTTCCGCGCCTTAGTTACTTGGCGCGTCACCGTCGAAAACGACCTGCCGACACAAGCATCTGCATTGGTTGACTGGGCCGACATTCCCGAAGGCAGCCGCTCCACGACCCAGCAAACCTTTGATCTGACTGACTTCTGCACCAACCGTGCCCAAGCACTGAAGACCGCGCGGTTCCTGCTGAGCATCCGCCGCCGTGTCACTCACACCGTCAGCTTCAAGACCGTACCCGACGCCCTCGGCATCCAACCCGGTTCCTACATCCGCGTCATCACCGAAGCCACCACCTACAGCGCCACCAACAACGGCGGCATCACTGACGCTGGAACCTTGGTCAGCGTTACTTCCATCGCCAACGGTACCTACGACGCCCTGATCTACAACCCCACTACGAGTGCTGTAACCGAGCAACGCATCACGATCCAGAACAACGCCGTCACAGATTCCGCCCTACGCGGCTGCCTCTTCACGCTGCTGAGCCTGCAAACCAGCGCTTCGGTCTACCAAGTGGAGCAGCTCACACTGGACGAGGACGGTCTCGTCAACATCAGTGCTGTAGAAGTGCCCGTTGATTCCACCGGCGTTAGCATTGTGGCTAAGGACGTTCTGACCGACGCAAACTTCCGGGTGCTCGAGTAATGGCTTTTCCAACACTGACGCCAACCAGCCGCGAGTTCACCCCTGGTGCGTGGCCAATTAAAAATTACAACTCACAATCCGGCGCCGAGATCCGAATTTTGTACGGATCTCAACGTACCAACGCCAAGCTCGGCCTTAGCTACGAAAACGTAACTGATGCAAATGCCCAGCTCTTTATTGACGACTTCAACTCAAATATCGGCACACTTCGTACTTTCACGATTCCCTCCGCTACACGAAACGGATGGAACGGTAGCACGGCAACTTTGGATGCACCGCCTGGCACAAAGTGGCGTTACGAAAGCGAGCCACAAATCCGCTCGGTGAGACCCGGCCGTAGCAGCGTTACAGTGAATCTGGTGGCGGTGATCTAATGGCCAAGGTTTATACCGGACGCGACGGTCGCCTGCTGATCGACGGCACCGAGCAGATCAAGGTCAGCAACTGGACCTTGACTGGCTCTCTTGAAGTGCTGGAAACAACCACGCTTGGCGAATCACAACGCAGTTACGCGCCAGGCGTCCAAGAATTCAACGGCAGCGCCACACTGCTGTACTACAAAGACGACGCAGGCCGCAACGATGCCGCCACGGCTTTGAAGAAAGTGCTGCGCGTGTCGGGCGTCAGTAGCAGCGATACGGTCACAATGCGTCTGCGCTTGGTGGACGGCAACACAAACAGCGACGTGCAGCTCACCGCTTACATCACCAGCGTCTCGTTTGGCGCCAGCGTTGGTGAAGTCAGCTCTGCCCAGATCAGCTTCCAAGCCACTGGTGCACTCACAGCGGTGACAATCTGATGGGCATCTACCTCGGCAATGTCGGCAATATCGAGCTGACCCGTAAATCGTTAGAGGGTAGCGTCGAATCTGTCGTAAATCCGTCCGACGTAAATACAGAACGCGACCGATTTAGTTTTGATTTCGACTCAAGTTTTCTAATCAGTGGCGATTTGGTGGAACTCACCACCACTGACGGCACCAATCTTGATTTTGTCGCAGCATCTGGTTGGGCAAACAATACCGTCCAACCCAGTGGCAACTGGTACGTTTTCATTGATGAGCTAGGCGGCATCAAGCTTTACAGCACTTTCGACGAAAGCCTTGAAGGCGGCTTAACCGACTTGGTGCCCCTTGCTGCGATTGCACGCAATATTCCAATCCGCGTCAAAATCCGCGACCGTGACTCACGCCTGCTGGCAGCAGTTACGGAATACGAGTTAAATACAAACCGCGAGACAGTTGATATCACAACCCTTAGCGACGAACACCGTCAGCAGTACAGCAGTCTGATTACCGGAAGCGGTCGCCTTAATGCACATTGGGACTACGCTAACGAATACGAAAAAGAGCCAGTGCATTACCTGATGCAACTGGTTATTCGCACGGAAGTCGGTTCAGCATTTCACGGCAAGTTTTACATCAAATATCCTGAAACCACAGCGCAAGCTGGCGACTTTGAGGCATCGCAAATAAACGATGCGCTGTGGTGGGAGTTTGATGCCATCGTCACCGCCAGCGCCGTTAGCTTCACGGCTGATGCCATGGTGGTTGGCACGATTGATTTTGTCGCCACTGGTCCAATTCGCCTCAAGGCACAAACGCTGCAAAAGCGGTATCTGCTGCAGGAAGACGACGGCAAGATCGAGATGGAGCAAGATGCCGACTCCTACATCCTGTTGGAAGAACGGGAGTAAGACTTAGACTCGGTGTAACTGTAAACGCCACGCAGGCACTGGGGCATGGCCGACCTACGCATCAGCGAACTAGCGGCATTAGCCGGTGCCAACCTTGCGGCGAGTGACCTCCTCGCTGTCGTTGACACCAGTGCCAGCGAGACCAAAAAGATTACGGTGGTCGATCTGGTCGGCAATGCCACCACGCTGATTGCTGATGCCACAATTCCCAGCGCCAAGATCCTGTTTGGTACTGCAGAGATTGCAGGTACTGCACTGGAAGACGGTGCTGTCGATACGTTGCAACTTGCTGCTGATGCTGTCACCGCCGCCAAACTTGCAGATGAATCCAGCGTCGATCTTGTAACCACCCTCCCAGCCAGCGGTGCTTTTGTCGGTCAAATCGCACTCGATACCGACGACAGCAAGATCTACTGCTGGAACGGCAGCACCTGGGTCAACATCAAAGCATCCGGCAGCATCAACGCTGTCGTTGGAGACACGGCCGGCGTTGTCAACTTGGCCGTCACCACATCCGGCGACCAGGTCACGATCACAACTTCACTGGACGCTACTGGCGCAGCAGCGCAATTCCTCGCCGGTCCGACTTCTGCCGCTGGCGCAGTTACATACCGCACGATTGCAGCAGGCGACCTCCCAACAGCAACCACTGGCGCCAAGGGTGCTGTCGTCGTTAACGGCAACGGCCTGACGATGAGCGGCGACACCGTCGTTATCAACAACACCGTCACCGCCGAAGCCAGCAACTACCACGTCGTCCAGTACAACGCCAAGGGTCTGGTCACCGGCGGCCGGCAAATCATCGCGGCCGACGTTCCAGTCGCTACTGCTAGCAGCATCGGTGTCGTCAAACCCGGCTCCGGCCTCGGCGTCGACGGCGCTGGAACACTCGACCACACCAACTCGATCACCCCGGCAAGCGCTGCCAAGGTCACCTACGACAGCCAAGGCCACATTGTTGCTGCACTGGCGCTGTCCGCAACTGACATCCCCGAGCTTGACGCCAGCAAAATTACAACTGGTACGTTTGCAGCAGCGCGGCTTGCTGCCAACAGCGTCACGGCAGAACAGCTTGCCGATTACGGCATCGCGCAAGTCAGCAGCACGCAACCGATCCCCGAGTTTGCAGGCCAGCTCTGGATCAACCCCACCGACCGCACCGCCTACGTCTGGGTCGGCCAAGTTTCTCCCGCGCAGGGCTACTATCTCCCGCTCAACAACGAGTTCGGCGCCCAAGCCAACCTGCGTTTTGGTGGTACGTACAACGCCAACACCAACACAATTTCCAGCCTTAATACCTACGGCGCATCGGCAGGTCTGACTGTTGGGTCTGCTCTAATTCCTCCGACTGCTGCAAGCTCTGGTCTGTATTTGCTGGTTACCACAACAGGCACAGGCGTATCACCAGCACCTGCCGTTGCACTAGACGTCGGCGACTGGATCCTGAGCCCAGGTTCTGGTACGACTTGGACTCACGTCAACATTGTTGGCGCGGGCATCAGCGTGATCGACGCTGGCGACGTCACGTTTAACGGTGCCGCTCTAACGCCAGCCATGACCGGTGTGGCAGACGCCGAAGCTGCGTTGACCACACTGTGGGGTCGCGTGCAAATCGCAACCACCTCAACCGTTGGTGTAGTACTCGAAAGCACCGAAATCACGGTCAACAACAGCACCGGGCTAATGGAAGTTGGAGTGGTCGATGAAGGCACCTACTGATGTCGAGCTTCAACTACAACGGCGAAAACCTCCCGCGTGGCGGCATTGAAGGCGAAATGCTGATCAAAGTCAGCAATGCTGACTACTACGTGCAGTACAAAACGCTGCCCGAAATTTTCGAGGAGTACGACATCGTTATCGACGAGGGTGAATATTAGTAAACTGCCTGAGTAAAGCCGTCCCAGTGGGAGTTAAGGCATGGCTACCTGGCAGCATCTCCGTAGCAGCACCGCAAATAAGCGCCCCACCACCAGTTTGGCTGACGGGCGAATTGCGATCAACACCAACACCGCAAGCCCCGGCCTTTTCTTCAAGGACTCCGCTGGTACGGGCATCGTCAAGGTTGGCCCTGTCCACGTAGGTACCACAGCGCCCAACTCCGTTCCCGCGTCAGGCGGCAGCACTGGTAACTACCTCGGTGAGCAATGGCTCGACACCAGTGTCAGCCCTGCTCAGATGAAAGTCTGGAACGGCAGCACGTGGGTTGGCGTTGTCGCCGATGAACTGCCTGTCTCAAAGCTGCAAGATGGCGCTGCCCGCCAGCTCATCCAAACAGACGCTGCCGGCACCGGAGTTGAGTGGACCAGCAACGTTGATGTACCAGGCACGCTGGACGTAACCAGCACCGCAACATTCGACAGCATTGCGCAGCACCCACTGGGGAGTGCCGCGGCTCCGACGCTGACGTTCACCGGCGACACCAATACCGGCATCTACTCCCCCGGCGCAGACCAAGTAGCCATCAGCACCTCGGGGGCTCAGCGCCTTGTAGTTGATGCGAGTGGGAATGTTGGGGTGGGCACTGCTAGCCCTAGGTATAACCTATCCCTTGGCAGCACAGCCATTACATCTACAGCTTCTCCAGATACCATTGATCTGGGCGGCACCTATAGCGATACGGCAGGCGCAAATCTTAAGCTGCGTCTGTACTGGGACGGTACAACGCCACAAGGGTTTGGAATTAGCGCGTCTCAAATGGATTATGTAGCGGCATCGAACGCTGCTCATGTGTTCTACAGGGGCGCATCAGAAGTGGCTCGATTTGATAATGCAGGTTCTTTAATCTATGGCACATCAACTAGCCCAGGAGCTGATATTTTATCTGGCACTGGTTTCTATTATCAAATTGCTACTGGCTTGTTTTATGTACGCAGCAATGAAAGTCCAGTTGCAGCTTTTAATAGGGGCGGTAACGACGGCACACTTGTTGAGTTCAAGCAAGATCAAACCACTGAAGGTACGATCTCCGTTTCCGGCACTACCGTCTCCTACAACGGTGCTCACCTAAGCCGCTGGTCGCAACTTCCCTCTGGCGCAGAACGCACCGAAATCCTGCGCGGCTCCGTCCTTTCCAACATCGACGAGATGTGCGAGTGGGGTAACGAAGACAACGAACAGCTCAACCGGATGAAGGTGAGTAATGTCGAAGGTGACAAGAACGTGTCCGGCGTGTTCCAAGCTTGGGACGATGATGACGACACCTACACCAACGACTTCTATTGCGCGATGACGGGTGACTTTATTATCCGCATTGGCGCTGGTGTTACTGTTGAGCGCGGTGATCTTCTGATGTCCGCTGGTGATGGCACCGCCAAACCCCAAGATGACGACATCATCCGCAGTAAAACCATCGCCAAAGTCACCAGCACCAACGTGAGCTGCACCTATGACGACGGCAGCTACTGCGTGCCTTGTGTACTGATGGCGTGCTGATCGGTCGTAGTCCCCTTCTCTACTGACCCTGGCTGAACCATCTGGAATTTCCGGATAGTTGCCGCATGGTCTAATGTGGTGGAGCAGCGAGTGCAACCTCCTGCTCCTGGCCACAGTTCTCTAAAAACCATGACCCAACAAGATTACAGCAACGATCTCGTCTTCCGTTCAAACGGTGAGGAGTACGCCCGTGTTGACGGGAACAAAGAATGGAAGACTCAAACTCCTGCTACCAAGCTTGAGATCAGCGCCACAGACAACGACGAGGATGTGACCAAACTTGTCGAACACGTTGCCGACATGGTTGATGGTGTCAGCGTTACCGTAAAACCCGGCGGCTCAATCAAAATGACTGGCGACGCCAAGATCACATTTAGCTGACGCTCACAAGTCCACGTCATTAGGCAGGCAACCGGCCTACTCAACAGGTTGCAACCCTACTAACCTGCTACTGAACACGGTTTTACCATGGCCACCAACTTTGTTTGGGGTATCAACACCCTTGAGCGCGAAACCGACGACGGCTTCGTTTTTACCGCTCACTACACCGTGAACGCTGATGACGGCACCTACACCAGTGGTGCATACGGCAGCATCGGTTTTGAACGCCCTGACAACCTCATCCCGTACAACCAGCTCCAAGAGGACACCGTAATCAGCTGGGTCAAAGAAGCCCTTGGCGGCGACGAGAAAGTTGCCGAGATCGAAGCCGCACTGCAGGCTCAGATCGACGAGCAGCGCCGCCCGTCTAAAGCCGCCGGCGTACCGTGGGCTTCTTGATCACAGGACTGGCACTGCTGCTAGCCATCGCCATCCTTGGAATGATGGCTTGGCAGTGGTGCCATACTTCTGATTGGCAAGATCGCTACTGGTGACGATCAACGTAAAAGGGTGGCAGGTGGCCGGTCCTCACGCGGTGCCGGCCTCGCCGCAGCCTGCCACTGCGGATCGCCTAAACGCCTCAAAAGGGTTTAGGTGTCAAGCTTAGCAGGTAGCTAAGCTAATGGCATGATCGAGCTGATCGCTGCTGTTGCCGGGGCGTCGATCTCCGTCGCCGCAATGGGCGCGATGGGATTCAGCCGCCGCAATGATGAAGCACGGGATGCGGTCATCCGCCTCACCAGCGCCGTGGAACACATAGCCACTCAGCTAGAAGTGCTGCACACCGATATCAAAGAAGATCGCAAAGAGACCTTTACGCGGCTGAATACGGTTGAGCAAAGAGTATCTAAGCTAGAGGCACAGCCACGGGCTCGCTGATCATGGATCGCATTGCTGATTACGTTGCTTTAGCAGTCGCTATTCATGGCGTCGCTTTGATTGTGGTCAACTTGACGCCAACACCGAAAGACAACAGAGCACTAAGAAAAACCGCCAAACTTGCGGTCAAACTTTATAGGGCTATTGAAGTGCTTGCTGGTGTTGTCACTCCATTGGTTAAGCGATGATCAAACTGACCGACCTGTTTAAGTATTACAAACACGGTACGCCGCATCAAATGGCGGCCATCTCTGAATTAGAGGCTGAGCTATTAAAGGTTGCTCCTGAAGTCTTTAATAGGGATCAGCCGTGGTACAAGACCTGGCAAGCTGGTGGCAGGCTGCATAATTATGACCCAGCCATAAATCTCATTAAAGAGTTTGAGGGCGTGCATCTCAGCGCTTATCCAGATCCGCTCCACGGATGGGGTGTGGCAACGATTGGCTACGGCACAACGCGCTACCCCGACGGTCGCAAGGTGCAGCGCGGTGACAAGATCACCGTGATTGATGCCGATCAGCTACTGGCGCTTGAAGTGGAGCGCATCGCAGCAAAACTGCGCAACACCGTGCCGTTTTGGAATGAGATGACGGGCAACAAGCAATGCGCGTTGATCTCCTTCGCCTACAACCTTGGCGCTGGTTTCTACGGCAGCACTGGCTTTGAAACCATCAGCAAATGTCTTGTCGGCAAGGACTGGCAGGCAGTGCCAGCAGCAATGGAGCTATATCGCAACCCAGGCAGTGCCGTAGAGGCAGGTTTGCTGCGTCGTCGTCGCGCAGAAGGCAGGTTGTGGGTCGGTGAGCAGCAGCAGGATCCATCCAAGCTGTCGCCCAATAGTGCATTTACAGCTCGCATCACGCCGCACGTGCAGCTTGGTGAGTTTGCGCTATTTCAAGAAGCACGGCGCTTTGACCATCAATACCAGCTCGACACGGCAGCAGAGCTAGCGGCATTTCTTGAGCGTGCACGCGTCAAGTTTGGCGGCAAGCCTGTGGTCATCACCAGCGGCTATCGCCCGCGTGCCATCAATGCAGCGGTAGGCGGCTCCAGCGGCAGCGAGCATCTATACGACGCACCTGACGTTGGCGCGGTTGATTTCTATATCCGCGAGGTCAACATCAACCACGTGCAGGAGTGGTGTGATGCAAACTGGCCGTATTCGCTCGGCTACGGTGCGCCTAAAGGATTTGTGCATTTAGGAATGCGTCGCGGCAGGCCACGCGTGCGCTGGGATTATTAAGATGGTGTAGCTGACTCCACTGCGTGGATCACTGCATTGATGGCGCAAACCTCATCCCGAAACGCAGTGCAAAACATAGATTCAGGCAGCAAATCTTTGAGGCATGGCAGCATCAATGCGCTTACTGTGGAGATGCAGCTGACACGTTAGATCACGTCAAGCCGCGCCATAAAGGTGGCGCTACTGTGACGACTAATCTTGTGCCAGCTTGCAGGCCATGTAATCGAAATAAAGGAAGCGAAGAATGGCAGCAGTGGTTCAATCAGCGGGATTCTTATCTGCTAGATCGTGAGCTTGCTGTGCTGCACTGGATTCAAGCATCTGATGATAGAACACTCTAGCCTGCCATTCTTGCTGGTGATCTTTGCACATTCCCGCTAGGCAGACTCTCCAGATGTTCCCGACTTTCCGTATTGTTGGCGCCAAGTGGGGTGCCTGCCAGCGGGTTGCCTATCAGCATACGAAGGCGGCTAATGCCACGCCTTTGTATTTCGCACATGCGTGCACGCGATAGGCCCATGCGCTTTTCTAGGTCATTCCACGGCACTGGATTGCGACTGTTGCGTGCGTAGATGATTTCACGCGTGCGATCATCTAAATGCTCATCGCAGTAATCACGTACGGTTTCAAGTTGCCAATCGTATTCAACGTCGTATTGCCTTTTATCGGCAATGATGTCAAGAATGTTAGATGATTCATCTTGCGCAGGCTTATCGAGGCTTGTGACCCGATACGACTGCTGCAATGTGTCAGATATCATCTTAGGAGTCACATCAAGCACTGCAGCAAGCTCCGCCATGGTTGCTGTGCGTCCGTGCTCTTGCGCAAATGCCTGCGCTGTCTTGTTCAGCTTGATCAGCATTTCATGCACGCCAAGCGGCAGCCTGATGATCGGGTCGTATTGAATCAATGCACGGCCAATGGATTGGCGGATCCACCAGTAGGCGTAGGTGCTGAACTTGTAGCCGCGGGTGTAGTCAAACAACTCGACAGCGCGCGCAAGGCCGATGTTGCCCTCCTGGATCAGATCCAGCATGTCAAGCGTTTGTGTGTTGCGCCTGCTGTACTTGCGTGCAACATGCACCACAAGCTGCAGGTTGGATTGCATGAACTTTTGCCGCGCACGCTCACCGCTGCGTAGTTCGCGGCGTTCTTGCATTGTCAGAGGTCTTTCAAGATCCTTTAGTTCTCTCCACTTTGAGACTCGGCGGCCAAGTTGTATCTCTTGTTGCGGTGTTAAAAGTGGATACCGCGCGATACTGTTCAAGTAGTCGCCAATAGCGTCAGACATGGAGAATCCGTTAGTACATACAATGGAAGCACAATTCCACGGTGCTGCCAATGCTGCGCAGCTACGTGCGTTACATGCTGCAGCAGATTGGGGCGGACTGCTGGAATATGCACTGCTGCTAGCCGAACAAGAAGCAAGCCAGCGGTCTCAAATCCACTGGCTTGCGCAAGAGGCGTCGGCAGCGTTGCGGACTGGCCTAGAGCAGTGGCATCTAGATGCCGCTGAGGAACTGCTTCGAGGCCGTCGTCGTGATGTCTGAGTTGTAATGGCCTGTGACGCTGTAGCTAGTCACCGGCTGCTGGCTCATGCGGAAGAACACCATCTGTCCGATCTTTAAGCCAGGCCAAAGCGGCAGCGGCAGGATCTGACGCGAGTTCTTTAGCTCTAGGGTCAGCACGCTGCCATGCCAGCCGGGGTCCGCGTAACCGGCGTGCAGATTTTCGTAGCCTTCGCGTGCGCGGCTGGACTTGAGGAAGAACAAACCGGCAATGTTCTCCGGCATGTTGAACACCTCAATCGTCTGCGCAAGGATGAACTGCCCAGGCTTCAGCTCGTAGGGATTCTCCGCCGTGCGTCCTGCAATGCTGAGCGGCCGCATGTTTAGGCTTTCGGCAGACTCGATCATGATTGTGTCACCAAGCCGTAGGTCAAGGCTGGCGGGATTGATCAATGCCTCGTCGTAGTTTGGCACCATGCCGTCGGTGCACAGTGCTTTGATCTCGTAGTCGCAGATGATGGTCATTGGTTGGGTGAGTGGTTGATCGGACTAAGGAGTGCGGCCAAGCCAACGCTGGTAATCAAGGAATTTGTCCCACCCTTTGCCGGAAATGTATTCGACATGACGTGGTTCCATGATTTGCTTGGCTTCTGGGTATTCAGGGGGAATATCCCAGACCGCATGTAGCAATACAAAATTGCCAGCACCATCGCTCTCTACGTCGTAAGTAGGCGAATAGTCGTTGGGTGTGTAGATGGTTCTAGGCATAGAAGTGATGTTGGATACGAAGCTTGGCTTAGGGATTCCAATGATGCTCAAGACGATGAGCTAGCGCAGCTAGGTGCGCTTCATAAGGGGTGTCGTATGTGCCGACGTAAAACATTTTTACGCCATCAATCTCAGTGCGTCCCCACTGAGCCCTGTACCTACCACCCTTTGGGTTGAAGCAAACATACTTAAAGCCGTGCTTGTTTCGGACTACAGTGTTTACCATATTTGTTGACCTAGAGACCCACCGCAGATTCTCTGGTCTGTTATCAGATTTGTTGCGGTTTATATGATCGCAAAAATCACTTGGTGATGGTTGGCTTCCCGTGAGCCAAAGCACAAGTCTGTGACAGCAAAATGGGATTTTATTGAGGATTACACGGCAATAACCCTTTCCCGATGGAGATCCAGCGGGACGACCAATTTTGGCACGCCCGTGCCCGTAATTGGATTGCTTCTTCCAAATCAAGCCTGTAGGACTACCTGATTCCACCTGAAGCCACTCTTTAATTAAGTGCATGTTCTGTACTTCCTTCTCATAGGGAGTCATCGAGTTGCTCCAATGCACGAAGAATTGTGTTGTAGTGCCCCGCAGGAAGTTCGAACAAACCATCTAGCTCATCTAAAACTTCAATCGCTCCTGCCTTCAAGCTCGGCGTCTTGGGGCGGCGGACAAGACGAAGATCATGGGCATGAACAAAGTTGTTTTGAAATGAGTCAATCCACTCACAGCACGCCTCCAGCTCTTGGTCTGCCCCCCACTGGGCGGCAATGGTGAAGACTTCGGTGTCGGTGTGCTGCTCAATCATGAGAGCCCACTGCTGCACTAGCTCCGGCGGTGGTGTGATGGGGTGTTGTTGTGTCATGGATGATTAGTGGTAATGACTACGAAAGCGGGTAGAGCTGATTGATCGCATCACGAATGAGAAGAGCGTCTTCCTTGCTAAGGCTTAGCTTTATCTCA